TTTTGTTTTCTCCTTTAATTCTTGCGCAAAGCAAGAAACGTGATTATACTATAGATTGTATCAATATTGCAACCTATAAATGTATAAATTTAATTTTATGCTGAGCAACTTTACCAATTGCTTTGTACGGACGGCGTTACAATCTATTAGATTGGTAAAAGGATCTCATCCTAAGCGTCGTTTTTCTCCGGCGTCATGATGAATGGCGCTGCATGTTTAATTATTCCAAAAGACGGTCGAGGTCAAAATCTTTGCACGCTAACTTACGCTGTCGCTTGTTTTTAAAAAATGCGCTGACGCTGCGCTTATTGTTCTTCGTCTGAATGTAGGTCGTTAAGCAGTTGTCTTAATTTGCTGCCTTCTACCGTGGCTCTAATTTTACCCACTTCTTCTCCTTTAGTAGGATCTAATTCTGTGCGAGCATCAGTGGCAGTGCCATCTCCAGATATTTTACTTTTTTGTTTTAACGAATCATACACAGTGGATGTCTGTTTTTTAAATTGATACTGCTCAGTATCTTCTGGTAAATCTCTAATTCTTAAAGTATCCAAATCAAACTCTAAATCCACTTTCTGTCCTACACCACTAGAACTTCTAGTTTTCATAAACTGTAATTGATATCTGCCACGCTCTTTCATTGCTCGGCTAGTGAATATACCAAACACGTTGTCTGCTGTTTGTACTTTAGACAAGCCACCTGCTATGTGACTGTGATCAAACTCAATTTCCTCTACAGATGCTCTATTCAATTGCGATGCTGTGGCCATCAACATTTGTGATTCTACAGCTAAATTTCTCAACTCCTCTGATACATACTTGTCTTTAATAAACAAATCAGCAGGTGATACTTTTTTACTCTTTGGCATCATAAGATCAAGATAATCGATCAATATACAATCTATTTTCTTTTTAGATTTAATTTCTAATTCTTTTAGATATGTTTTGATATCTAATACTGTGCTACCCGACGGCAAATATTTAATTTGTAGATTGCCTGACTTTTTAGCAAGTAATTTAATTTTCATTTCAACATTTGCAATTTCAGGAAATATTTTTCTTGTAGGGATATTAGTAATCATTGCATCTAATCTCATTGCCACTAACATTTCACTTAATTCAAAACTAATATAACAACAATTCAAACCAGCAGTAGCCCAGTTAACTGCTAGATTTTGTAAGAATAAAGATTTACCTGCACCCGATCCTCCTGCAAATATGTTTAACTCACCGCGATTAAATCCTCCAAACAATTTCTTGTCGATGCTGGGCCAGCCTGTGCTGATTTGTCCATTAGAGTTTTTTAATCGTTCTAATCTACCTCGAGGATCTTCGAAGTAATCTGTGCCTATGTCTCGAGTCAATCCAATGTTGACAGCTGCCTTAATCTTATCTTCTACTGGAGCATAATCACCGTGCTCTAATAAATCTGCAGATTCTAGAATGGCTCGCTCTAATGCTTTGTGTCGAGAAAATGTTTCAAACTCATCTAACAACCAAGCGAAATGAGAAGGGTTAAGGTCTTTGGCTGTTTTTAATTTAATATCAAATTTAGCATTGACTTGATCCACTTCTGGCAATACTTTATATTGTTCAGCATACTCTTTAATAAATTTAGCAACAGGCATTAATTTTCTATCAAAATTATTACTGTCAAATATATTCTGTGCTCGTGCAAATGACTCTGCATCTGCCAGCATCATTTCTAAATATAATTTCTGTACATCAAAAGTATAATCAGCCATAAATTTTTATTTCTTTATACAATTATAACACATTTTCTATTTGAATCCACTCTAAAAATGTTTTTGGAAATACCGTTAAATCAATATCTTTACGTCTTTTTGTAAATTCGTATAAGAATTCTTTAATATTTTGCCTTTCCATTTCGTTGGGTTCTTTCTTTATTGATCTTAATATAGGCTCATAAACATCTTTTGGTAATGTTAATAGATCCTGTTCGATTAATGCTTTACTATTTTTATCAATAATATGTGGACTCATCATTCTAGGTTGATAAGCAAACGTTACAACTATTTTATGCGATTTAAATAGCTCATAAAATTTTTTAAATCCAAATATTGTAAGATTTGACAACGTTGAATGAAACTCAAAATTAATTTTTTCTTTTTTTAATATATCAATCTTATCGGAAAATTCTACCCATTTTATCCCGTATCTATTAAACTCTAACAATTCTTCTATATTCTCCGAGCTAACTTTTATCAAAAGATTTTTTACTTTTTTTAATTTTTCGAGCATGCCCATAAATCTAGAATTGCTAACACCTAATCCTGTATACAATTCTATCTGTGTTGAGGAAGGTAGATTTATTTTTTCTAAAACATCTATAAGAGCATTGTCTAATAATGGTTCACCTCCAGTTACTATTAATTTTTTTAATTTTGATGAAGCTAGTTCTATTTCTTTTAGTAAAATTTGATAATGTTTTGTATTTTTTAATTTTGACTGACTAATTTTTAACAAAGTTTTATCTTTAATATTACCTTGATATCTATCATCTTGTGAGTCTGTAAGATTATAATTGCCATTATTAATAACGTCTCTCCTCCACGCATTGCTGTATTCTTTGCAGCAGTATGAACAAGTTAGATTACAATCTGCTCCTATAGTTAAATCAATTGTTTCTGTCTGAGTAACAGTTTCTTGATGTGTTTTTTCTACCCCTCCTTGATAAAGTCTTGGACTTTGTGCACCATGGTCTTCTGCTGACCAACAGTTTTGCTCACAACTGGCATTGCGCTCATTCTTTAACATTTGTTCTCGTTCAAACACATTTACTTTGGTATTAAAAAGGTTTCCTGGATTTTCTTTAAGCCAATCAAAATCAATTGAATGTGGAGCGGCTGCATGACAATTATATGTTGTTTTAGATCCTAAATCTATCTTTAGGAATTTAAATTTCATTGAGCAATAATAGTTTCTATTGTCCATGTTTCTTTCTCTTTAAATCTATTTTTAATGCTGTGGATTCTGTAGATTTTAATATTGATTGTAAAGTAAACAACCTACCATATTTAGATACAGCATCAGCAACATCGGTAATATTTTCATGCCATTCTGGGAACGCCACACTCCAACCAAACTCTTTTGCTTGATCTATAAGTTTTTGTCCTGGTTGATCTCTATCCGGTACTACAATTACCTGTCTGTTTAATCCTTGTATCAGTTCTCTTTGTGTATCGTTAATCTCTGATCCTAGAATTGCCACGCCACCCAATGTTATAGCATCAAACGGTCCTTCCACGACCAACACAAACTTTCTTTGCCAGTCTTGAGCATCTAGATTGAATACATAACCCGGCTGTGTCTCTGTATAATATTTTATTTCTTTGTTGCGAGTATCAAATAATCTTCCTGTGTATCCTACCACTTCACCATGCCAATAAAACGGCACAATCACTCTACGATGAAAATCAGCAGCTTGGTCCGGAGAGTAAAAGAAATCATACCACTCGGGTGCTATACCTCTACCTTTTAAATAATTCAATAACTGATCTATTTTTTCATACTGTGCAGTTGTGAGATCTTCTGCAACATATTTTTCTAACCAGTGTTCTAATTTAAAACTGTTCTTTGGTAGTTCTTTTTTTTGGAATGAGACGAATTTCTTTTTTTCATACTTAACATCGGCTTCTTCATGGCGCATGGCCTCTATAGCTAATTTCTTAATAGTATCTTCAGCAACACCCAACCAACCCATGAGTGTTTTCATTTTGGTTGATAATTTTCTACCAATCACGTAAGATGCTGTGTAACCACAATTGAAACAGTGATAGCTTAGTGTGCCATCTGCAGAAGTCATTACTCCTCCACGTTTTCTTTTATCTGGAGATTCCCCATTGTATACACAACACGGGGCATTAAAACTCATCCAGCCTGACGGAGTTTTCTTACGCCCGGCCGGCAACGATGTCAGGATTGTAGACTGAATCAGATTCATTCTTATAGTTTAATGTCTATAAAGGATTTTGTCAATTTGTCCGGTATTACCAGAATTATTCGCCCAACTAAATCTTACATTCTGATAAACACCTATAAAATTATAATAGGTAACCCCTGAAGCGTTGTTAAAAGTGATTGGCGAAGACTGATCGATTGCTGTGATATTGAAATAATCAGAATCGGTAGGTAGTACTGACATAGTACCTTGAATTCTTAAAGATCCTGAAAAAGATTTTGTGTATACTGCAATTGTGTGTAGAGCCACATTATTATTAATTCCTGGATTAGCATCTATTGCTGAACTTGTTCTAGATAAAGGCCCCGTTGTACTAGTAAAACTAGCAATCTCTTCACTGTTGATCATATCAGGATAAGCACCATCTAATACTTCCACAGTACCTGCAGCATTGTAGGCAGTGTCGGCAAATGTCACTGTTCGAGAGTTATCTGTTGCAACTTCTCTAATAGCATAATTGTAAAACTTTGCATCTAATATTAAAAGATCACCCTCTGTTACAGTTATACTAGCAGTACCTTTACTAGAGGTTGAAGAACCGTCATCTAAAATAGTTAAGTTTCTAGTTAAAACAGATTGTTTAGTTTCTGAATCTATCAACACAAATTCGTAAGTTTTAGCTGTTATATCCTGTGCTTTTTGATCTTCATTCTTAAACGTAAAAGTAAGCGGATTTGACACTCCTTTATACAGTTTTATGCGTCTATCGTACACAGTAGAATTCCTTCCATGATAACCAGATGTGTATACTATTACCACATTGTTTAGTAAATACCTTGATACAGTTTGCATAGTTCATTGCTCACTGTATTTATTGAATATACTATGAATGAAATTTTTGAAACATTAAAAAGTAAGTTTCCGTTCTTATCCTTAATACGCAAAGGGGATTTAGAATTTATAGGAATTGTACAAAATCAAGACACCCAAGTAACCAGCTTCTATGATTATGGAAGAATCATGTTACCAGCAGATAAAATGAAATTCTTAAAATTAGGAGAAACTTGGTGGTGGGAATCTAATAGAAAAATACCAATTAATATATTCCTTAAGAAAGACTTTACTTATTTTAAGCCAACACTAGTAACACTATCTAGTAAAGATATAAAAATAGTACATGGACCTGTTGTGAGATTGGAAGATATATCCAAAAAAAGAATCAAACGCAGAACTATACAGTTAATGCGTCGACCTGTTTAATTTTTATTTCTCTTTATTAAATTCATCTGTACCACAATAGCTTGGGCGTATGCAACAGCATGTGATTTTTTAAAAAAATAACTGTCGTCTTTCGGTTTCAACCAAACCTCTTTTAATATTTCCAGCCAATACTTGTGCATGAGGTGACGTTTGGCCGGTCGTATGATCGCTAATACAGCTGCCAACTGCTCAATGTTTTTAGGTTCCAGTTTAGATACTATATCAAAATGACCATTGATATGAAACAGTTGATCCACAATGTTTTTATCTTTTAACATATTCCAGTCTGGTTCTTCTAACATTAACTCTACTAATTGTTGTTCTGTCCTTATAGCTTCGTAGAGATTTACATTTAATAAATCTATTTTAAAGTATCCTCGTTCTTCTGCTCTTTTGTAATCAAAACTACAGGAATTTAACATCGGATCTACAGGCACTTCTTGAAAGTATACTCCTGTTTTGTGTTTTTCTATTTCTTCATCTTTAATAATAGAAGCTGGCACATGTTTAAACAACTTCAGTGCGTGGTCTCTATTTGCAAAATCTATATCTACATCAGGCATCAGTTATATTTCTTTCTATTAGTTTCCGATCTTATCAATGCACCTTTTTCTTTGTCAATAAATTCTAATACATTCAAAGTCAATTTATAACCCTTGCTCTCTTGTGCTGGATTGTTAACTTCTGGCAGAATCACTTCTCCAATAGATCCATTTTCTTTAATCACTATAATACAATCTCCATCAGACACGTCTATACCTTCTTCTATTTTAACTTTATTACTCAATTTTGGCCTCCTTGGCTGTCTCCTGTACAAATATTGCATCTGCTGGCGATGATTTAAATTTGTTTGACCAAAACTCTGGATTAATAAATCGCTGTACCATTTGTAATTGTTCGTCCGTAAAAGAGTTTAACATCTTTTTACCAGCACCACAACCAAGCACCAACCATGGAGATACTTTTCCGGTTTGTATGTGTTGCACAGCTCGAGGAGTATTAACTAAGCGAAAATAATCCGCCCATTGTACATTTTGTTCTTCTGCCCAATCCATCATGGTTTGTATAGATCTCGTGAGTGCTGCTTCTACCGGTTCTGCTTTTAACATGTCTATAAGATATGCTTCGTACAAATCGTCTCTTGCCCAGTGATCTAATTTTATTCTTGATTTGATTATGTAATCGATATATTTTTCTGGATACAACGGACCCACATGCATAATGTATCTACCAAACTTTACAAAAGCATTATAATAAGCACTCTTACAAAAGTCTTCGTAGGTTTTTGGTTTTCCGTTATTCTGATGTATTTGATAGAATCTTTGAAATACTAAAAAAGCATTCTGCACCCATTTTTCATTTTTTTGTAGATGTCGACGCTTAGGTTCACACACGTGAACTTGTAGAGTTCTCTCTTTTGTAAAACTTTTGCTGCAGAATGTACAAGTATTAAGATTGTTTTCCATGATCCTCTAGCAGTTGTTCTAGTTCGCCGTCGGTTATAAGTTTATCCAGTGTTTCTAGATCTGATTGTTTTGTATTAGGAAAAATTTCCATTAACTTTTGTAAAGATTTATTCACTGTTTTTTTCATTGGTTTAACCCATGGATGAAATTGTTGTTTTAATCCCCCACACATAGCAGTTAATAGCCAACATAATTTTTTGTGTTTTCCGCTTAATTCAAAAAGATTTTTATTAACACACTCATTAATCATTTCAACGTAATGCTCTTGATAGAATCTATCTCCTGATACAGCAGAAGCATATCTCATAATCATATAAGGACTATATAAAGACCTTTCATGATCGTCTATTCTATCGTAATAATCTTTGTTACGAAAGTCTATGGCTTTCATACCATTCCTTAATTCAAAAAACTTTTTTTTCTTTTCTTCACTCAT